ATATTGGCAGTTGCCAATGAGCTGTGCATTGCTGTTGATCATTAGCCAATACACTGCCGTGAGTTCGCCCCACCATGGATTGAGCATTGAAATGCTATGACCTTCATCATCAAGAAGATGGCCTTCTATTTCATGGAAAGTGCGCTGCTCTAGCGTAAGCTTGCAAGCATTGGCAATGACCACTTGCATGTTGGTCTGCGAAGCAAATTTCAGCGGCATGTCGTGCATGCACACTGCATACATCTGCAGATCAGACGGTTTCATACACCTTCCGCGCATGCCATAGCTCGTTGTAGTTGTTCACGCCTTTGGCTCCCACTCCAGTGAGATCACCACCGCCGGATGGCTTGCTCCATGCCATGATCGTGCCATCAGGAAGGATGAACGCTCGGTTCTTCTGCTCATGCGTGGGGGTGAGTTCCAAATAGTCACCAAAAACGTGGTTGACGTTGCCACCATTTGCTGCTAATGCTGCACCAAGAAGTGTAGGGCCAGTGGGGCACAATGGGGTGATGCCGTAGTATTGTTCGTGACAATTGTTTACAATCATTTCAATGGCAGTAACCAACGAAGGATTGCCTGGTTTGGAATAGAGAACGGTGGTGGCACATGCCCAGGAAGTATAACTGAAGCGTTGAATGTCTCGGAAGGCCAAGAATTCAATGCGGTCGCTCAATGCCACTGGACTGATAGCCCTGATGGCAATGTCAAAATACCAACCACCAAGTTTATTCAGCAAGCAAAACCGTCCAAGGTCAGCCTTGTAAGAATAGGGGCGCAGGGAATCATAAGCCCACAACACATCAAGATCATAGTTGTCAGCTATGAACTGCCGTAGTGTTTTCTTGTTGTAGATGGTGTGTTCTTCCTTGGGAAAAGCTGCTTGTACTGTGCCAGTAGCATGCCGCAAGAAAGGAGAAAGTTCTTGATCCTCAGCATCAGAAAGAAAGATTTGTGAGATTGGCATTAGTCAATCCTCACGGTAGGAAGAATGTCTTCGACTACGCTGTCTTTTTTGATTGCAAGTGTGCGTTCAACAATGTCAAGCATTTGATCGCCAATGTAAGGCCAGGTCATGTGCTCTTGATGCACCAGCTCCCAGCATTGTGCCCCCATCTCGGCCAATTTCTCTCGGTCGTAGTAATAAATATTGAGGATGTCTGCCATATCTATTGGGGATGGCTGCCCTCGATCAAGACCATAGTTGCAATCCACTTCCCAGCTTTCAATCTCTATGCGGGGCTGGTTATGAAAGATTTCCTTCAAGCTTGTGTGGTTGGGCACCACTTGCGCCACGCCAGTTGCAGCATGTTCAGTGTTGACCAGGCCCCACCCTTCGCCAATGCAAGTGTTCACGCCAACATCCACTGCGTTGTACACTTTATTCAACTGCTCAACAGGAAGGCAGTTGTCAACGGAAAAGTCGGGGCTAGTAAGAATGAGCTTGCCAGTGGCATCATATCCAGCATCACGCGCCACTCGCTTGAAGAGTTCGACAATAGGCCATCCCATGTCCTTTGCTCCCATGTGGAGCCAAAGCCTTGCATCTGGCTTGTCTTTGGCAAATTCAACGAAGCCCTTGATAGTTAAGTCAATACGCTTTCGTGGTTGATTGCGATTGCCATTGAAGACAATAAAAGCATCGTTTGGCACGCCTAGTGCTTTGCGGCACTCTTCTTTGTTCAATGGGAAGAATTTGGTGAAGTCAGTGCCATGACCAACCACATCAATATGCTTGCTATAACCAGCACGTTGCAGTTCTTTGGCTCCAAATTCAGTGTATGTAGCTAGGCCATCCCATTCCATCATTGGAGCCGCCAACGCCGGAAAGAGCCCATAAGAATCAATGGGGGTGTAAACAAACCATTTGAAACCAAATTGCTCCTGAAGCGGCTTGGCTTGATTCCAAAGGTTGATGGCAATCCAAATATCGTTGGTCACCCAAATCAAATCGGGCTTTTCACGCTGGATAATTTCGGCAATGCGATGGGAGCCGAATGGATCTGATCCATGCAGCATGGCCGGATACACTTTGTACTTCTTTGCTTCTGGATGGGGGTCGCCGTGGTAGTTGGTAGCCATTACTACCACTTCATACTCTTCGGCCAGTGCTGGAAGCAGGTTTTCGGCCACTCGGCCAAAGCCCGTTTCTACGAAAGCATCGCCTGCGTACAAGATCTTTTTCATCGGGAAAGTCGGAATCTTTCCGATGATAGTAGCAGAATCAAACAGAAACCACAGGTGCTTGTTGCCTGAGGTAGCGCACAGAACAACGACACCTTGCGCGACAGGCGCAACGCTGGCCTGGAAGGGGAAGGCTACCAATGGGAGCGATGCCACGGGCGGCATGGTCCAAGCAATCTTGACAGTGCTGCGCCTGGCTGTCCAGGATGCGCTGCATCAATGAGTAGCCCTGTCGTCCTTGCCTAATGGCAGTGCCCTCCCAGAAGGAGCCGCGTATGCTTTCGGCGTAAAGCCCAATACGGGCGAGGGCCATGGGCGCTGAAATACTATTGGCCAACAAGCCAGAAGCAAACTTTTGTAAGTAGGCATATTCGCCCCGCAGTTTCTGGCCAATGCGGCCATAATCCGCCTGGGAAATTGCAGCCTTACCGCCAGCTCCCACCATCGTCGCTTGAATGTGAGCAGGCTTGAGGGCTTCACGAACACTACCTTGCCATTGATCTATCGTGATGGAACCATCAATGAGACGCTGAGTAAAGTCCTTGAGCTGTGCGCTCAGCTTGTTTATCCTTCCGTCTATCAATGCTTCAATGGCCTTCTGACTCAGGAAGCGACCATTCTCTCCGCGATAACGTCCACTAATTGGATCGTAGGACCATTCAGCATCAAAGCGATTTTCAATGGCAAGGATGGTTTCAGCAAATGATGAAACATCAAGAAGGCTGGACATCTTCAGCCTCCAGCAAATCCTTGAACCTTTCTGGAGCTAGTTCTTTCCATTGGTTCAATGCCGCATCAATGTCCTCGGGCGACACAAAAGCAGCCTCCTCGTCGTCGCTCAGCAGAAAGCCGGAAGTCTTCAATGGGTCGATTGCATCTTGCTTTTGGAAGTATTCTGCCTGTTGCTTCTTGCCCTTGAATGCTTTCTCCATTGAACCATGCTTGCGCTTATATAGTTCTTTGTATTTCTGGGTGACATAGGCACCAGCCACTGCACTAGGCCACACCTTAAACTTGCTTTTTGCTGCGGCAATTGCTTGCTGATGCAAGTCTTTGTCCGTAAATTGAATGTCACCACGCACTTCTTCCAGATCACGAGGAAGGAATAGTCCTGCGCTGTCTTCCACTTCCCTACTTCCGTCCATTGGCAAGGTGCCATTTTGTTCATTGAGAGGATCGCTACCACCAGGAGGCACGGCCATTTCATTCTGCCCTTGACTCTGCCCTCCACTCTGCCCCTGACTCTGCCCTTGCATGGGAAGCTCACGAGGAAGCGATGGGTCGAGAGTGAGTTCCATTGACCACTCAGAGCCTCCGTAACGGGCATCTGCCACCTCTTGCGGGTGTAGAACGCCAAGCTGGATGTAGCGGCCATCCACGGCAGCCACACGCGCTCTCACATCGGCTTTCTCGCGTTCGTTCAGTTCATACAAGTCATTGAAATGAACGCGCCATGATTCTGGAAGCTTGCCATTGGTCGGGCCAGTCTTGCTAAGCAGGATGTATTCAATGAGCTGCTTAAGCGGGCGCTTGAAAGTGGCAGTTTGGTAGTCTGCAAGGGTTTTGGCAAAGTCGCGCTCTTCACTGCGGCCAGTGGAACCAAGCCCGCCAGGGCTTTCACCAAATAGTAAAGTGTGAGGAATCTTAGAGGCGCCAATAATATCAATGCGAAGCTTCTCCAGGATTTCTCCAATGCCATTAAAATTGCGGCTAATAAATTCAAGCTCTTCTTTCTCTGCGTCAATTGCGTAGCCACGATAGATGCTCTTGCTCATGTCATTAACGACAAGCCTATCCTTCACTTGGCTTTCCTTGCCTGCACCAAGCATTGCAGCAAGCCCGCGAATCTTATGCACAAAGATGTCAAATTCCGTGAGCAACGTAGCGGCAGAATTCAGGCCAGTCCAATAGTGGCGGAAGCTATCGTAAATCACTTGCAAATTGCTCATTCCCCATCCATAGTTACGCTGCCTAATGCGATAGGGGAGCCAGTCGCCGTCTAAGCGCAGTATTCTATCTTTGTGGATGTGGGTGAGGTTGGGCTGGTTAATAAGGTCGCCAGCAATAATTTGATAGTGAGTGGCCTTGGAATAGTCGTAGATGTTGGCTTCAGTGATGACTGGTGCAATTTGATACCTATCTAATACTTCTAGGCCTTCAACTTTATAGATGTTTCTTTTGTCCACTGGCTGGTCTGCTTTGCGTCCATCGTCGATGTACATCAAAATAACGGCGCCACCATACAGCCTGGAATTCTTAGAGGCCAGCATCAAGCTTTCAAGGATGTACAAATCTTCAATGACTTGCTCAACGCCCACTACTTCCTCAGCCTTTGGTCCTTCTCCGCCAAACAGCACCTTGAAGCCCTTGCGAGTGGACTGCTCGGCATAGATGTCGATGATGCGCCTTGGCAGCCATTCCCCATAGAGCGATTCCAGCTCCTCCTGCGCCAGGAAAGTGATGGCCTTGGTAGAGGTGTATTGGCTTTTGTCCCGACCACTGCCCATGCCAGTCAGCACGTTCATCAGCCCGTCTGAACGCAGACCACCTTCGTCTGCATGACCTAAATCCAAGATTTCTTCTGACATTGCTCTTTTGTGTGGCTACTGATATGCTAACAGTGGCTATAGTGGCCCTGACACTACTTTTCCCATGCCATCCCCCATTTCCTTTGTTTTTACTGCAGAAGAAAGACAAGCAGCAATGGAAGAAGGCATGCGGAGGCAATCCGTGAATGAGGCTCAACGCCTTCGTGGACGGAATGGTGGCGCTTCCTTTGGTAGCAAAGCCCTAGAGATTCATTTGCTTGGGGCCGCAGGGGAACTAGCAGTGGCTTCGCATCTTGGCATGAAAGATTTGGTCTACAAGGAAACAGAAGCCAAGCGTGGATCATGCGACCTTCCGGGCATCGACGTTAAAACAAGAAGCCGTCATCAATACGATTTAATTGTGCAAAAGAATGAACC